AGGTCGATGTTCATGTGATGGGGTACACCACGGCTGCGACCCGGAGCTTGAGCCGGTTCGGGAGCCGCCAGAAGTCGCTGTCTTCCCGGAAGGGGTGCGGCTCGGACGCTATGCGCTTCACCAGCGCCTCGGTGCGCAGGGCCTCGGCCTCGGGCGTGAGATAGTAGCTGGTCATGCGTTCCCTTTCATTTCGGCTTGGCCTTCGAAGCGGGCGACCTGTTCCTTGAGCATGGTCACCACGTCCTCGCGGTGGGCGTTGCTGATGTAGTTGCAGCGGCCTTCGTGGTCTTCGAACGGGAAGATCATCAAAATGAAGCCGTTCGTTTTGGTGGTGGGCGGCTTGCCGTTCAGCAGTTCGTCAATGCCGTGCGCCAGTGCATTCATCAGCTTGTGTAGCTTGGGGTCGATGGGCGCGTCGCCCAGTTGCTTGCTCATCAGTATGCCTGCGTGTAGGGCTGGCGCTCGCTGCCATCCGAGTTGATCTGAACCACGTCCGCGACAGGGGTGCCGTTGATGGTGGTCTTGCCCCCGATGCTGCCGGTGACGCGGGCAAAGGCGATCTGGTCAAGCGCAGCATCCAGTGAGCGGGCGTCCCGTACCTTCCAGCGCTGCCCGTTCGGGCATCTGACGATGTAGGTCATGCGTCCACCAGCATGTCGATGGCGTCGGCGATGCGGTTCGTGGCCCGCCCGATAGGCGTCGCGTTCCACTCGCTGATGTCCATGTCGGGCACGGGAACCTCTTTGAGGCAGTTCTGTGCCTCTTCCAGCTTGGCCACTATTGCATCGATGTCGTCGTCGGTGATGTCGGTCATTCGTCGCCCTTTCTGATGTACCCGGTCTTGAGAAATTCGCGCTGCTCGTCGGTTAGCTGGGGGAAGATGTCCTGTATCCGGCGGGTGCGCCGGGCAGACATCCACTCTGTCCACTGGGCCATGGTGATTGGCAGGTCCATGATGACGACCTTGCCAGTGATCTTCGATCTGCGGATGACGTTCACGGCTCAATCTCCGAGTGAGTAGGCTTCGTGGTCTTTGAGGCCGGCCCTGCGCCGTGTGCAGAGCAGCGTGCCATGTTCGTCGGCCAGAAAGCGGATGACGGCGGTGCAGTCGGCCAAGGTGAAGTAGTCACCGGCCACGACCTCGGGATACGCACCTTGGGTGCCAAGCACCATGACGACGACGACCCACATCTAAACCTCACCTTTCACCCCAAAAGGTACGATCCTTTTTCATCTTAGCCAAGCGCAAGGTTGCTTTGGCCCTCCGCTGAAGGTAGCTTGCGGCGCAGCGAGCGCGTCGCATATTCATCCCCATAGCCCCCCTACGCCCATGTGGCGTGTTCGTCAGGCCCGTCCCGTTAACTGGTTCCAAGGTTTCCGGGGCGGGCCGCTTCATGGGGGAAGTGCATGAACGCCAATGTCGCGATGGCCTCGGTGCTGTCAAAACGCCCCCCGCATGAGCAGGAAGTGTTCTATCTCGGCCTGACGCCCGAGATGTCGCACATCCTTGATTACGACTGGGAATTCTGGGGCCGGCCAAACCAGCAGGAACCCCCCGGCAACTGGTCGGTGTGGCTGGCCATGGCGGGCAGGGGCTTCGGCAAGACCCGCATGGGCTCGGAATGGGTGCGCCGCATGATGTGCGGCTCAAGCCCGCTCACTGGCGGGCGCGTAAGGCACATGGCCTTGGTTGCCGAGACAGCCGCCGACGCCCGCGATGTCATGGTGCAGAGCCAAGGCGGCATCCTGAAGTGCCACCCGCCGGAATTTCGCCCGGTCTACAAACCTTCACTTCGCAAGCTGGAATGGCCCAATGGCGCAATCGCACACACCTATTCCGCAGATGACCCAGAGCAGCTTAGAGGGCCTGAGCACGAAGCCGCTTGGTCAGATGAGCTTGCCAAGTGGCAGTACGCGCAAGAAACTTGGGACATGCTACAGTTCGGTCTGCGCGTCGGCGATAACCCCCGGCAGTTGGTCACTACGACCCCGCGTCCAATTCCAGTTATCCGGGAATTACTTGAAAGCAAAGACACGTTCATAACGCGCGGAAGTACATACGACAACTATCATAATCTCTCGGCCAAGTTCTTGGCCAAGATGAAGGAGAAGTACGAAGGCACCCGCCTCGGCAGGCAGGAAATACATGCCGAAGTTCTTGACGATGTGCCGGGCGCGCTATGGACGCGCAAGATGCTGGAGATGCGTTCGATGGCGAACCCGAAGGGCGCGGGCATGTCCAAGCGCGAGGGCTTGCCCGACATGCGCCGCGTGGTGGTGGGCGTTGACCCGTCAGGCACGCACGGGGAAATCGACATGCGGCGCAAAGAGGCGCGTGGCGGTGACCACGAATTTGAGGTAGGTGACGATGTAGGCATCGTCTGCGCGGGGCTTGGCGACGATGGCATGATCTACGTGCTTGATGACGCCACGATCAATCTTGGTCCCGAAGGATGGGCTCGGCGGGTGGTTGACACCTACCGCCGGCATGATGCCGACATGATCGTCGGCGAGGCCAACTTTGGTGGGGCGATGGTCGAACACACCATCCGCACCATCGACAAGCGCGTGCCCTACAGGCCGGTTCACGCCTCAAGGGGCAAGGCGGTCAGGGCAGAGCCCATCGCCGCGCTCTACGAGCAGGGCAGGGTGCGTCACGTCGGCAGCATGGCCAAGCTGGAAGACCAGATGATCTACATGACCCAGCGCGGCTACGAGGGCGCGGGTTCCCCGGACAGGCTCGACGCCATGGTCTGGGCCATCACCGACCTTGTGTTCGGCAAATCGGCAAGGGGCGGTGTCGTCCCGATCAGGGGAGGGCATCACTGATGGCCAAGGTGGTCAAGCTCAAGCCAGCGGCGCAGGAGGAGGGCACGACCCGCATCGGCGATGTGAAAGAGCGGCACCCCGACCTCGGCATCATCGTCCCCGACTACGAGGAATGCCGGGACGCCGTGGACGGCGCGACCACGGTCAAGGCCAAGAACGTCAAGTACCTGCCCATGCCCTCGGGGTTCAACGGCTCGGCTGAACCCGTGCTTATGTACGACGCTTACAAGATGCGGGCGCAGTTCCCCGACCTGATGGCCCCGACCATTCAAGGCATGTTGGGCATCATCCACCACGGCGAGGCGCAGATCGAAGGGCTTGAGGAAGACACCCCGCTTGAGGGGATGTGGGAGACGGCGACCCCCGATGGCCTGACGCTTGAGGCGCTGCACAAGCGCATCACCGAAGAGATTTTGACGGTTGGCAGGGTGGCGCTGCTGGCTGACCTGCCGCCAGAGGGCGGCGACCTGCCATGGGTGGCCGTCTACAAGGCGGAAAGCCTCATCAACTGGTCCGAGAGCCGCAACTTCTTCGTGCTGGAAGAAGACTACCGGGTGCGCTCGGGTTTCACGTGGGACGCCAAGAAGCGCTACCGCGTGCTGGAACTGGTCGATGACGTTTATCAGGTCGAAGTGCTTGACGAAGATGGACATTCACTGAGCCGCGATGCAGAAAGCGACCCTACCGAAGACGGGAACATCGACGTGCAGGAAGGCGTCGCCACCTCGGTGGTGGTGCCGCAGATGCGTGGTGGCCAGACCCTTGAAGCGGTGCCCTTGGTGGTTGCCGGGTCGCGTGACCTGAGCCTTGAGCCCGATCAGATACCGCTCATCGGCGTGACGCGGGCGGCCTATGCCATCTACCGGCTGGATGCCGACTACCGCCACCAGCTTTTCATGAGCGGGCAGGAAACCCTGTTCTACATCGGCTTGGCCCCCGAAGACATGCCGACCTATGTCGGCGCGGGCGTCGGCGTGTCCATTCCCGAAGGCGGGGACGCCAAGTATGTCGGCCCCTCGGGCTCGGGCATCGAAGCGCACAAGGTGGCCATTGAAGACGAGCGCTCACGCGCCGCAGAAGCGGGCTCGCGCATGTTCGCGGTCGGCGACAAGAAGGCCGCCGAGAGTGGCGAGGCGCTGCGCATCCGCGCGCGGGCGGGCTCGGCCACGCTGGTGAGCGTGGCGCAGACGAGCGCTGCCGCGCTTGAGCAGGTGCTGCGCTACTGCGCTGAGCTAGTCGGGCAAGACCCCGAAGAGGTGATCGTCAAGCCCAACCTGAACTTCCTTGACACCGACATGACGCCCGACGAGGCGAACAAGCTCACCGAATTGTGGATGA